ATACACCATGCAACAAGATGGTTTCACCATTCGAGAAGTGAGCCATAACTTCACAGCTACACCAACGGTTAACGATGACATAACTAAAGGATTTGTTATTGGGTCAAGATGGATTTTAGATAACGGTGATGTTTATGTTTGTAGTGACGAAACAGCAAGTGCGGCAGTTTGGGTAATTGTAGCAAATGCAGATTGGAATGCTTCAAGCGGCTCACAACAAATATTAAACAAGCCTACTATACCATCAATAAGCGGATTAGTGCCATACACAGGAGCAACACAGAATGTTGATTTAGGTACTTACAATTTAATTGCAGACCAAATAGCGTTAAATGTAAGTCCGAATGGAACATTAGCCGTTGGGATGACAGAATGGAATAACACTTTAGGAAGTTCGCAAACGCTTCTAAAAGGCGGTTCAGTAACTTTGAAGAATGGCGTTGACTTAGTAGCTAGGGTGGTCAATAAAGTTTCACCGAACACTACACTAACTAAAGCCGCTTATCAAGTGGTAAAAATATCGGGAGCGCAAGGTCAAAGACTAGCGGTTGATTTAGCACAAGCGAACAACGATAACAACAGCGCAGATACGCTCGGAGTTGTAACCGAAACAATAGCAGCAAATCAAGAAGGGTTTATTATGACCGTTGGGCAATTAGAAGGTATAAACACGACTGGAAGTTTGCAGGGCGAAACGTGGGCAGATGGAAATGTACTTTATTTAAGTCCAACGGTAGCAGGGCGAATGACAAACGTAAAGCCAACAGGAGCGACAGGGCATATAGTCATTCTTGGTTACGTGGAATATGCACACGCTAACAACGGAAAGATTTATGTGAAGATTATGAACGGTTGGGAGTTGGATGAGTTGCATAATGTTTACATCAACACTGGAACTTTAGCGAATAATGATGCTTTGATTTATGAAAGTTCAACACAACTATGGAAGAATAAAACAATCGCAACGGCTTTGGGTTTCACTCCCGAAAACGTAGCGAACAAACAAAGCGCAGTAAGTACAGACGCAAACCACTACTACAATGCGCCTTACATTAATACAGCACTAGCAACAACTACTAGATTAATTGCATCAAATTACAATAACGTAGCACTAACAGCTACAACGGCAGAAACTATACTCCACGCATTGCTAATTCCTGCAAATACTTTTGGGGTAGGTCGTGATATTAAGTTTTCTTGCTTAGCTACAAAAACGGGAACGGCTAACTTTACTACATTAAGAGCAAGGATAGCCACAAGTGCAACTCCATCACCTGTTACAAGTGGTACACTAATAGCTACGTTAATTCCTGCGGCTGCTGGTGTGTTGTGGTATCCATTTGAGCGCAGAGCAATACACATTGATACAGCTACTAGCACACTATCAACTAACCTAAGCTCGACAGCGCATACAGACTATATTAATGCAGGATCAAATAGCGTTTTGAATAATAACATTGATTGGACTACCGATAAATGGCTAATTATAACAGGACAACCCGCTAGCAATAATGCAGATGTAACTACACTACATAAAACCGAACTTTATTTATGACTTGGATAATTGATGCAAACGGCAAAAGAGAAATTAGCGAGGCGGAATTAACCGAATTAAAAGCCAAAGCAAATGCTTGGAATAAAGAAGCACACATTGCTGAAATCAATGCGCTTCACGAAGCGGAATTTAAACGTAGGTTATTTAATGCGGATTATGTAGCGGAATGGGAATTGAACGCAGTTTTAGCCGACAGCGAAAACGAATATTTTGATGAAGCGATTTTGATTATAAACTATTGGTGGAATGGATGGGATGCGATAAAGGCATACAGCGAAACGGTAACAGAAGAAAACTTTATTGACCCTCAAACATTCGTAGATAATTTATGATAGATTTCAAACTACTTTCTTCAAAATATGGTGGACTGGCTTTAGCGGCAGTGTTGACTTATTTAGCACCATTACAATCAACATTGTTCGTTGTGGGTGCAATTAGTTTAATTGACTTTATTACAGGCATTATGTCGGCAAATACAAAGGGCGAACTAATTACATCCAATAAAATGATTAGAAAGTTTTATGCGGTGTTATCTTACTTCTTAGCCATACTGATTTCTCACGTGATTGGGGGTTATTATGGTGATGCTGACTTTATGGTCAAAGCGGTTGTAGCTATTATTGCGGTTAGTGAATTACAAAGCGTGAGAGAGAATATAAAAGGCGTTACTAACTTGGACATTCTAAAGCCTTTGATTAATATGCTAGAACGCAAATCGGAATAAATATGAGGCAAATTAAATATATCGTTATTCATTGCACAGCAGGACGAGCGCAACAAAAGACATCTGACATCATTGCCTATTGGCGTTTGAAACTTGGATGGAAGTCTTTTGGTTATCATTGGATAGTTGGCGAAGATGGCACAAAGGAACGATTGACGGAGGACTATGCACCAACTAACGGTGTAAAGGGATTTAATGCTAATTCAATACATCTTTGCTATAAAGGCGGTTGGGATGGCACAGATACAAGAACGGACGCACAAAAGAGGTCTTTGCTCGAATTGGTACAACACTACATAAAACTATACCCAAATGCTAAAGTAGTTGGTCATCGTGACCTTTCACCAGATTTAAACGGAGACGGTAAAATAACATCAAATGAATGGGTTAAACTTTGTCCTTGTTTTGATGCGTCAAAAGAATATGCCAATATATGAACCCATTTAAACAGCACCCATACTTAGTGGCGGCTTTCGCTTTGTTGTTTATCATTCTGTTTCTGTTTAGCCTATCATATTGCGGTGGGCAAACGGACGCTAAGATGGATGCAAGAGATATTTTAATCGAGCAACAAAACGAAGAAATAGAACGGTTACAAAGTGCGATTAATGTCAGCCAAGCAAACGAACTAAAAGCGATTAAGAAAGCCACAGGATTAAAACACGATTTAGAATTAAAACAATATTCTTATGACAGCCTTCGCAAAGTTAAACCGAAAGTTATTTATCGAAACCTTAATGTTACTGATGACAGCCTCACAAGTATATGGGCAAGTCAAATCAGATAGCATTTTAGTTAGCCGTATTGACTTGATTAAACAAATCGAATTGAACGACAAAAACAAAGCTGAAATAGAACACTCGAATAAAGTCATTAGCGTGGCAGATAGCGTTGTTATTGCTTCACTTAGGTATATTGCTTCACTCGATACCGTTATCGCCTTAAAAGACGAAACAATAAGCCTACTCACTTTGGCAAAGGACGTGGCTATTGATAACCGAAACGAGTTAAGGGAACAACTAAAGCTACAAAAGCGGAAAACATTAATAAAGTCGGTTGGATGGGGCGTTGGTGGTGTAGGTTTGGGCGTTATTTTGGGCGTGACTGCGGTTATTTTAGCCAAATAATTATTTTTTTATGGTATTTTTTTAGTCGTTTTTCATTGTGTAATTGCATTTTTCGCAAAAAAAAGTTTAAAAAAAGTTTGGAAAAAGTTTTTTTAAACAGAAAACCTTTTTAGATTTGCATATCGAATTTAAGTAACCAACTAAAAAACAAACTATGAAAAACTCACTAACTACATCGCAAATCAACTTTATGATTGAAGCTGCAATTATCATTTGCAACATTACAAGAGAAGAAGCTATTTTGAAAGTACAAAACGAAATTAAAACTAAAAACTATTCAATATCATTAAAGTAAACCAAAACCAAAACCAAACTATGAGCCAACTCCAAAACAGGCGTGACAAAGTGCTACGTCTAACCAACCAAGCACTCAAAGACAAGATGCACCACAAATACATGCAAGGGGTGTACATCCTAAACCAAATCGCACAGCGTGAACTTCAATTATTTTCTAACCGTATAAACAAACTAAACAATGCTAACTAATCGAGAATTAAAAGTGTTATGGCACGACCTAACCAAGTACAACGTAACCATCGCACAAGTAGCGAAAGCACTAGGCGTAAGCGAAACAGCCGTGTATAACATACTAAACGGCAAAACAAAGAAAGCGCACGAAGCAATCAAACAAATGATTGAGATGCGTAACGAGGCGAAGACAACATGGTTAAACTTTTTAAATTCTACCAAATGAGCAACACAACAATCGAAGCATACAGCTACCTAAAAGACAGAACAGAAAGTGAAGTCGAAATGGCTTTGAATTATTTTAATAGCCGAATACTAGCGGCAAAGAAACATCGCACAGGAAACGCATGGCTACCCGAAACGCTACCAATGATGGAACAAGGCGCACGAACAGCGATGGAAGTATTATCTAACCTAAGAAAATCAAAGCCATGAAGTTCATCCTGCACATTCTAAAGAATTGGAACGAGGTTAACCCAGTCATTCAGTTGCTTATTTATGCAGCATCAGCAAGTGGTTCAATCGCTTTGCTTTGTTGGCTGAAAGGGATATAAAAAAGGGCGGTAACCAGCCGCCCAAATCTTTAACCAAATACCCCTATGAAAAAGTATTAATGCAAAACTAAACAAATAAACCAAACCATGAAAAAATTTGAAATCGAACTTAACGGCAACCTTTACTGCGGATGGTATGAAGTAGCCGACAAACAACTATTCCTGCACAATGTAACGAAGTGGTTACAAAATGAAACCGTTTTAGAAGTGAAATCATCACCCGAATTAAAGCAAGTTGAAGAAGCGATTGAGAACGGCAAAGATAGCGATGAGATAGCTGAGGAACGCCAAGATATTTTCTTTATTAAGAACGGCAGAATGCCGGAACGTGAGTATGATTTTTAGCCAAAAAATAAAGTTTAAAAAAACTTCACTTTTAATTTATTTTTATATTTTTGCATCAACTAAACCAAACCACTATGAACAAACTACAAATCATTCAAGAAATACTAGGCGATAAATTTACGCCAATAGTAAGTTGCTCAAATGTTGAATTTTACTACGCTAAACCAAAATGCAAAACGTGGGTAAGTTCGCACAGCCTAAGCGATATAATCAATAAAGCAAAATCTTACAATGTAAGAATTGCAGTTGATTTTTATTACGGTCAATTTGATTTCTTTTTTAACAATTAAACCATAAACAAATGTCAGACAAAACCTACATCAACGGACTTTTTATCAAAGTCAAAGAAACCAAATTCGGTGAAGTGGTGAGCGTATCAATTAACGCCAAAACACTAATCGAGGAACTAAACAAACATACCAACGCTAAAGGTTATGTGAATATTGATTTGCTTAGACGTAAAGAAGCAGACAAACAAGGTAACACACACTATGCGGTATTGAATGAATGGCAACCTAAAAGCGATTACAAAGCACCAGCAACGTCAGCGAGTGCAACTGATGGCGATGGAAATCTTCCATTTTAATTTTTAACCAAACCAAATAAACCTATGAAAAAACTAATCCAAATCCAAAACGAACTGAAAGTCCCAAAGGGCAACGTCAACAAATTCGGAAACTACAAGTACAGGTCAGCGGAGGACATACTCGAAGCCGTTAAGCCTATTCTACTAAAGCACGAATGTCTACTAACGCTAACGGATAGCATCCAAGCCATTGGAACTAAGTTGTACTTAGTGGCAACCGCTACTATTCAAAACGAAGATACTGCGTTATCAGTTACAGGCTTTGCGGAACTATCTGAACATAAAGGGATGAGCGCAGAACAATGTACTGGCACAGCGTCAAGCTATGCGAGAAAGTACGCTTTAAACGGTTTATTCCTAATTGACGAAACAGAAGCAGATGCAGATAGTAACAATGTGGCACAGCAACCTGCAAAGCCACAAGCCAAACCATTCTTAGAACGTGGGACGATTGACTTCACCAACGTCACCAACGCTTTACTGCAAGGCAAAGCCACGATTGATGACGTTAAAAAGAAGTTTCAACTACTTGAACCGATGGAAAACGAATTAACTAACCTAAAAGTGAAGAAATAATGAGAGCGTTATACCACATCGACCAAGAGTTACAAGCCATAAATGATGAACTAATTGCATCACAAGGCGAAATTACAGACGAATTGTTTAATAAGTTAGCAATCACTCAAACCGAGTTGGCGGAGAAATCCGCTAACTACGGATTGGTGATACTATCCAATGAAGCAGACAGCAAAGCTATTGACGCTGAAATAAAGCGATTAAAGGCTATGAAAGACGGCATAGATAGTGCAACAGCTAAACTGAAAGAAACTATCGGTTTTGCGATGCAGAAGTACGAATTGAGCGAAGTAAAGACACCATTAGTCAAAATGTCCTTTCGTGCTTCAAAGTCGGTGCATATTAGCGATGAAAGTCTTTTGGATGCTAAATACTTTGACTACAAACCAACCGTAAACAAAACATCCATCAAAAGCGATATTGAGAGCGGTGTACTTGTTGAAGGTGCAACCATTATTGAAAAGCAAAATCTACAAGTAAAATGAGTTACAGACGAGACTTCACTAAGCCATACCATGTTGAACTAATAGCCAACAAAAAAGCATTTGAGATGCGAAAACTTGGCGTAGAATGGGATGAGATAAGACAAACCCTAAACATTTGCTTTGAAGAATTAAGACACATTATTGCTAACTATAACCAAATAAACCAAGCCAAACAAAATGACACAGCAACAGGAACAACACCTCAACCAACTGACAGCGTCAATCTTCCGACAATTATACTACTCGAAGATGCTGAACATCGAGCATGAATATTATCTCAAACTAAGCGGCAGCAGTGGCGTTAAAAACGTCCTGCACCGATTGAAAGTGGCGTACACTACAGGCGTAACTCAATTACTTTCATACGTTGGTATAGAAAGTCAAAAGGTAATCAGAGCCGAAATGCAAAGCAGCGATGAGAAAATAAGAGCCGTGACCAGCATCAACGAGCGTTTGTTTTTTTTACCAACTGATAAGGTTTTAGAACTTGAAAAGGATTTTACGGACCTAATCAAAGTAAAGTATTAAGCCATGAAGATACTAAACTTATACGCCTGTTTGGGTGGCAACCGTTACAAATGGGACGAAGTAGCCAAAGAAGCCAATATTGATATTGAAGTTACGGCTATTGAGTTAGACCACGAATTAGCTAGAATGTACCAAGAGCGTTTCCCAAATGACAATGTAATTGTTACGGACGCTCACCAATATCTTTTAGACCACTTTAAAGAGTTTGATTTTATCTGGAGTTCGCCACCTTGTCCGAGCCATAGCAAAGTTAGAATAACCCAAAAGACAAGAGAAAACTTTAAGTTTATTTATCCAGATATGAAACTTTATGAAGAAGTAATTTTCTTAGATAACTTCTTTGATGGTAAATATGTAGTTGAAAATGTAACGCCTTACTATGAACCATTAATACCAGCTAAAAAACGAGGTAGGCATTTATATTGGACAAACTTCAATTTACCTAATAATATAAATGAACGAAAGTTAGATGGTATTTTGTGTGCAATGGATAATGAAATTGAAACGCTATGTAATTTTCACGATTACGATTTCAGAAAATACAAAGGCGAACAAAGGCTTGATAAGGTTGCGAGAAACCTTGTAGATTATGAGGCTGGGAAAACAATATTTGAAACTGCTATGGGCGTAATATTAAAATCTAATGTTAAACAAACTTCACTATTTTAATGATTGACTATTTAGCCAATCAAAGAATTAACAGCAACCCTCGACCACAAATCGGGGGTTTTTTATTTGCGCCAATTATTCACCTGCTTTCTCTATTTTCTTTTATAGAAATCACGTTTTTTAAAAAACACGTTTTTCCAGAGGTTTTCCCGAAAATAATCGGATTATTGGCGCAAAACTATTTAAGCAGTTGAAAATCAATATTTTATGAATTTGTTAAATTGGCGCAAACGTGCCGCAAAAAATATATTTTACAAATAGTTTGTTTGTTAATTATTGATTTATATTTTTGCCACTGTATATGCAAGATACAATTCCAAACTTATTGCCTCATCGAATACTTGTGCTTGCATCACTTGTATTCTTTGGGGCACTTTTTTTCTACTATGGTTTCAATATTTAAATCGGTAACAGACGTTGCCAACCCTTTCCAAAGGTCAGTTGACTTTTGCCTAAACAGAATTAAGCAAGGTGAAAGCAAAGACAAAGTCCTAAAGTATCGCAAAACAAAAGACGAAAAGGATAAGAAGTCCTTAGCAGGTGTTTGCTATAACGGCACATTCACAACAAGGTCAGTCAGTGGCTTAATAGAACCATCTGGTTTCTTAATACTTGACTTTGATAAATTCAAAACAGAAGCCGAAGCCATAAACTATAAACAGGTTCTAAGTAAAGAGCCATTTGTTTATGCTGCTTTTATTTCACCATCAGCACTTGGTGTAAAAGCATTAGTTAAAATACCAAAGGATGCGGAAAACTTTACTTTATATTTTAACGCTTTAGAAAGTCATTTTAATTGCCCTAACTTCGATAAGTCTTGCAAAGATATATGCCGATTTTGTTTTGAAAGTTATGACCCTGAAATCTACATCAACACAAACGCTATTCAATGGGATGCGATTGAGTTGGAAGAATATAGCGAAATAGGCAAACAGCACGTTGATGTTGTTGTTCCTATGAGTTCAGAAAGTCAAATATTAGATAACCTTTTCAAATGGTTCAATAAAAAGTACAGCCTACAAAACGGAAGCAGAAACAATGACTTGTTTAAGTTAGCAATGGCTTTTAATGACTTTGGCATCAGTAAGCACACAGCACTATCACAGCTATTGAAATACGAAGAAAGCGACTTTGATAGTAGTGAGATTGAGCAAGTCTGCAATTCAGCCTATAAACGTGGTAAGAATACGTTTAACACGAGGTTTTTTGAAGATACGATTGTCAGGTCGAATATTGAAAAGCAAATACTAAGCGGAAAGAACCCGAAGCAAATCAAAGCATCACTCCAACGTGATAACATTGAAATTCAAGACTTGGAAACTATTGAACGAGTAAAAGGGTCAATGGAAGTTGATGAGTTTTGGAACATAACCGACAAAGGTCGAATAATATTAAGTCCTTTAAAATTCAAAAGATGGCTAGAGCAAAACAACTTCATGAAGTATTACCCAGCTAATGGTAATACTTACACCTTTATCCGTAAGGAACAAAACTTCATTGAGGAAACTAACGAAAAGAAAATCAAAGATTTTGTCCTCGATTACTTACTAAGCAATGATAAAATAGGGGCGAAGCCTTATGACTACATTGCAGGAAATCCACAATTTTTTACACCAAACTATCTATCTTTTTTAAAGTCAGCCGACATTCAGCTAAAAGAAGATACACCAACCGAATGTTTTATTTACTATTCAAACTGCGCTTTGAGAGTAACAAAGGATGGAGTTGAACAAATAGATTATTTAGAGTTGGATGGCTATGTTTGGAAGAACCAAATAATAAATCGTGAGTTTACTGAAACAGACCACCATCCAGCTATATTCCGAGAGTTTATTTGGTTAGTTAGTGGCAAGGACATCCAAAAGTATAACACATTTAAGTCAGTGATTGGCTATCTCCTTCACACTTTCAAGACATCAGCAAATAATAAAGCGATTATTTTTAATGACGAAACAATAAGCGAGAACCCGAATGGGGGAAGTGGTAAAGGGTTATTTTGGAACGCAATAGCCAAAATGAAAAAGGTCAGCATGATTGACGGAAAAACATTTGAGTTTAATAAGTCCTTCCCTTATCAAACAGTTTCAACCGATTGCCAACTACTGGTGTTTGACGATGTTAAAAAGAACTTCAGTTTTGAAAGTCTTTTTAGCTTAATCACTGAGGGCATTACTTTAGAGTACAAAGGGCAGGATGCGATTAAACTACCCATCCAAAAAAGTCCGAAAATATTAATCACAACCAATTACACCGTTGGAGGCGTTGGGGGTTCATTTGAGCGTAGAAAGTTTGAGATTGAGATGAGTAGCTACTTTAGCGCAAACCGTACACCATTAGACCACTTCGGTCATTTACTTTTTGATGACTGGAGCGAAAGCGAATGGGCAAGGTTTGACAGCTACATGGTTAATTGTTTGCAGTATTATTTGACAAACGGCTTAGTTCAAAATGAGTTCAATAACCTAGTGGTGCGCAAGTTCATCAAAGAAACTTCATTTGAGTTTTACGAATGGACAAAGGACGGAGCGATAATACACAATGAGCGTATAAATAAAACTACAATTTTTGAAAACTTCACCAACGAGTACCAAGATTATAAGAAGTGGCTAACAAATAAGAAGTTCAAAAAGTGGCTTGAAAGTTATGCAAGGTTTGTTGACCATGATTACAACGAAGGAAAGTCACATCATGAGCGTTGGTTCTCTATTGATTTAAAATTAACCGAAGCACCTTTCTAATTTTGTATTTCAAAAATAATTACTTAAATTTGTATTGAATTTATGCGCTGCACCGCAATTATTAAAGACATTAAAGCTATTTACCTAGTAGGGAGTGCAGACCCGAAAAGTAGGTAGCTTATTTTTTTTATGGAAACTTGGAAAACTATTAAAGATTTTGACAATTACGAAGTATCTAATTACGGAAATGTAAGAAGAAAGGAATGCGTAGTAATTCATTGTAATGGTATTAAGGCAAATTATAACCAAAAAAGCATAAAACAAGAAAATGTTAGATATGGTTATAAAAGAGTTACTTTAAGCCAAAACAACAAACAAAAAAGATATCAAGTTCATAGACTTGTTGCTTTGCATTTTATTTCTAATGATTTAAATAAACCGTGCGTAAACCATATAGATGGTAACCCATCAAATAACTATGTTAGTAATTTAGAATGGTGTACTTATTCAGAAAATGAAATTCATTCTTATAAAAAATTAGGCAAGATAAACCCAATTAGAAAACTTAATGATACTGATGCAAAAGATATAAGAAATAATTGTATAACAGGTCGTGGTGGGAATGTTAAGTCATTATCTAAATATTATGGAGTTAGTCAATCATGTATAACTAACATTATAAATAATAGATACTATGTTTGAGTTGCGACTATATCAATTAGAAGCAGTTACTAAAGGCATTGAAGTATTAAGAAATAAAAAAATCTTAATACTAAACTATCAAATGCGTTTAGGAAAGAGCCACATCGCACTATCAATAGGCAGTAACTACTCAAATGTTTTATTTGTCACTAAGCTAAAGGCAATTAACAGTATAGAGAAAGACTACGCCACAGCATGTCACACCTATCCAATCACAATAATTAACTACGAGCAACTTCATAAACACAAACCTATTTACGACCTAGTAATCTTTGACGAAAGTCATAGTTTGGCAGCGTTCCCGAAACCTAGCATCAGAACAAAACAAGCGAAGCGAATATGTGCAAACGGTTGCAAGGTTATTTTAATGACAGGAACGCTACTACCCGAAAGCAACGCTCAAATCTTCCATCAGTTATTTGTTTCCAACTATTCACCGTTTAGAAACTATGCGAATTTCTACAAGTGGCACAATGACTTCGGCACTATCAAAATAAAATATACTTCCTACGGCACGTCAAACGATTACAGCGTGGTTAGCTACGAAAAGGTTATAAAGTACATCGACCCTATAATGTTGACCTATACGCAAAAGGAAGCAGGATTTGTGAGCGAAATAAACGAACACTTCATGACCGTAGAAATGAAGCCGTCAACCTATTCAATTATTGACCGACTAACCAATGATTTGATTATTGAAGCTAAAAGCGGAGTTGTTTTAGCTGACACATCGGTCAAGTTAATGCAAAAGGTTCATCAAATGTATAGTGGAACGGTGAAGTTTGAGGACGGCAATCGAATAGACTTTGACGATAGTAAAGCGGTGGCAATAAAACAAAGGTTTGCAGGTAAAAAAATAGCTATTTTCTACAAGTTTATTGCTGAATTGGACGCTATTAAAAAGCATTTTGACGTTACCGACAACATCGAGGAGTTCAATAATTCAAATAAAACTATAGCTTTGCAAATAATAAGTGGACGTGAGGGCATTAATTTGTCAAATGCGGAGGCTTTAGTTTATTATAATATTGATTTTAGTGCGATTAGCTACTGGCAATCCAGAGATAGAATGACAACTATAAACCGAAAGCAAAGTGATATATTTTGGGTGTTTGCTAAAGATGGGATTGAGTGGCAGATTTATAAGTCAGTAGCTAAAAAAAAGGATTTTGTCCTACAAACATTTAAGAAATGGCAAGTAAGCACCAAACCAAAGTCATAAAAGAAATGGAGGCAAAAGGTTACTTTGTGATTAATTTAATTAGGACATCAAAAAACGGAATTCCAGATTTGCTATGTTTGAAAGACGGTGAGGCTATATTTATTGAGTGCAAAGAAAAGACCGACACTTTGAAACCTTTACAGGAGTACCGAATAAAGCAGTTGAATGATTTAGGATTTAAAGCATACGTAAATAAAGCATTATGAGAATTAATTACGGTAAATTCGCCACAATTAAATAAACCAGCCAATGGCAAAGCCAACACAACTTGGAATAATCGCAATGAAGTATATTGAGAAGTTTCCTAACAGCAGCAAAAAAACTTTAGCCGAGAAAATGTTTAATGAAAATCCTTTAGTTTTTAATGATGCTGAACACGCTAGAAGTGTTATTAGACACTATACTGGCGCAGGTGGTAATAAAACCCGAAAGGCTACTTCACCCAACTTGGCAATGGAAAGTGATTTTAGCGCACAAAACCCATACGGATTACCCGAAAGCGAAGAAAAGCCAAGCGTGATTTATAAGATGCCAACGGCTAACAACAACATTTTAGTCCTATCCGATGTTCATTTGCCATACCAAAATAACAAAGCACTAACTCTCGCACTTGACTACGGCAAAAAAGAAAACATCAACACCATTCTTTTACTTGGTGATATTATGGACATGCACAAAGCTAGTTTTCACGAACAAGACCCGAAGAAGCGTGACTTGGCTTATGAGTTTGAGATATGCCGTAACTTTTTAGACGTACTGCAAAAAAACTTTCCGTTGGCTAAAATATTTTACAAATTCGGTAATCATGAATTAAGATGGGAGCGATACCTAAGAGTAAAAGCACCAGTGATTTTAGACATGCAAGAGTTTAGGCTTCAAACAATCCTGCGACTTGGTGAGCGTGGGATTACTTGGATAGCGAACAACCAAGTAATGAAGATTGGCAAACTATACGCTATACATGGAAACGAGTACAAAGGGAGCGGAGGTATTAATGCGGCTCGTACTTTGTGGCTACGTTCGGGAGAAAGCACCATCTGCGGAGATAAACACAAAACGCAAACAATGCTGAAAACAAACATTAGCGGAAAAGTACACGGCACTTTTGTGATTGGATGCCTTTGCGAACTGAACCCAGACTATTTAACTTTGAACGAATGGAATTTAGGTTTTGCGGTTATTAAGGTATTAAAGGGTGGCGAGTTTGAGGTGTACAACAAATCTATTATTGACGGCAAAGTTTTATAAGATGGAACAGCTATACCAATGGACTTTTCAAGTATTAGATTATAAAAACTTTGAAGGAACTAGCATTGTGGTTTATGCACCAACGTATAAAGATGCGCTTAGGAAAATACGTGATTTGAAACTGCCACAACTATTGACCTTTGACGAAATAGAAGATGGGGTTAAACTTATCCAAGTTTATGAAATGGATTTCATTAGTGAATTAGAGCAAGAAGAAATATCCGAACCCGAAGAAGAATGAAATAATGTGCATTATGCCGCATTTTTGCGGTGAATGAATGATTAAGCTAACAGAAATAAAATTAATTACTATTTTTGACCCATGCCAATACCTAAACCAAACAGCAACGAAAGCAAAGACGATTTCATCCAGCGTTGCATGAGTGATGATGTTATGGTCAGCGAATACAAAGACGAAGCGCAACGATACCGACTTTGTTTATACAGCCATGCAAATGATTTGAAAGCGCAGAAAGAAATCTTAAACGCTGAAACATACACCGACTACCCGAAAGCCGCAACCGAGAACGCTAAACGTGCATTGAAGTATAGAGATGAAAGTGGAAACCCGAAAGGATGCGGAACTTTAGTTGGATGGGCAAGAGCAAACCAACTGGCGAACAGAGAAGCAATAAGCAGGGATACAATAGCACGAATGGCAAGTTTTGCAAGGCACTTGCAATATGAGGATGTACCTTATGAGGAAGGTTGCGGAGGTTTGATGGTAGATGCTTGGGGTGGGCGTGTTGGTATTGAGTATGCTCAAAGGAAGTTGGAGCAGATAGATAAAAAATAAACACTATGAAAACCGAGCAAGTAAGTATATCAGAGGTTAAACCAAACCCGAACAACCCGAGAATAATTAAGGACGATAAATTCGCCAAGTTGGTGCAGTCAATTAAAGACTTTCCAAAGATGCTCGAAATACGTCCGATAGTAGTTAACTCCGATATGATTGTACTCGGTGGCAATATGAGGCTAAAGGCTTGTAAAGAAGCAGGGTTAAAAAAGGTGCATATTATCAAAGCCGATGACCTAACCGAAGAACAGCAACGGGAGTTTATAATCAAAGATAATGTTAGCGGT